ATGGGGGCTCCAGGTCCAACACTCTTCGTTGATGGATTGCTGTTTAATGATTTATTCTGAAAATTGTTCCAAGCCATCTTTTACTCAAGACCTAACAGGAAGCCAAAAATTCCACATGTAATACCCGCCGCAATAAAACCCAAAGCAGGCGAGACTAAGCCCGCCCCAACGCTTGTAAATATAATAAATCCTACCATCAATAGGTTAGTAAAGAATGAGCGTGTGGCTAATTGTTTCAATCCTGATGAAAAAAGAGAGATACTCTTTACAAAAGCAGTCCATGCTTTGGTGATGAAATTGTTCATATATGCATACCGTAGCGCATAAACATCATCTAATGTGCAATTACCTGCGAGAGAGAAAACCATGAGTACAGACTGGGTAAAAGTACTTGAGTACTTAGAACCAAAGAAACCCCCATTTTGTCCAGAAGAACCTTCAATGCCACAAAAGGTCTTCTTGAGAACAAATGCTATTGAGGCACTATTCGGTGGAGCAGCAGGCGGAGGAAAGTCTTCTGCACTCCTAATGTCGGCTCTTCAGTATGTTGATGTCCCAGGGTATTCAGCCATTCTTTTCCGTCGTACATACGCCGACTTGTCGCTTCCTGGAGCACTCATGGACCGTTTTAAGTCATGGATAGACGGGTCTGACGACATCCACTGGAACGCCAACTCCTATGTTGCTACATTCCCATCTGGGGCAAGAATCTCGTTCGGATACCTAAATAACACAAATGACTACCTTCGCTACAAGGGTTCAGAATTCCAGTTCATCGGGATGGACGAAGTTACCGAAATCCGAGAATCTGACTACAGATATATGTTCTCTCGTCTTCGTCGCCCAAACTCTGGACCTCTTGCTCAGGTTCCACTACGAATGCGCTCAGCATCAAACCCTGCCCCTAATTGGGTTCGCCAAAGATTTATTGTAGAAGGGTTAGAAAAAAATAGAATATTTGTTCCAAGTAAACTAACCGACAACCCTGGTATTGACGCTGATTCATACCGTCAAGCACTCCAGGCATTGGACCCCATTGAGCGCAGAAGGCTTGAAGAAGGTGACTGGTGGTCAACTACTCTGGGAACGCTTTTTGAGAGAGAATCTGTGGTAATCATTGACCCAGAAGAAGTACCTATTGTCTCTTCTGCCGCTCGTGTTGTCAGGTTTTGGGACCTTGCAGCCACCGAGCCTTCTGCAGTAACGCCAAACCCAGACTGGACCGTTGGTACACTTATGCTCTTTGATGGTGGCATTGCCTACATTCTTGATGTCAAAAAAGCACGAGTTCGTGGCGAGAAGGTGGAGCAGTTAATTGCTCAGACTGCCTACGAGGATGGTCGTGGTGTAGCCATCAGAATGGAGCAGGAACCAGGCTCGTCTGGCAAGGCATTGGTTGACCAATACGCTAGATATGTAGTTCCTGGTTATGACTTCCAAGGCATAAGGTCAACTGGTGACAAAATTACACGAGCACGCCCATTCTCCGCTGCCGTATCTAACGGCAATGTCAGGGTTGTCCGTGGAACATGGCTGAGCGACTGGATGGACGAATTGTCCTCATTCCCTGAAGCCTGCGACCATGACGACCAAGTTGACTCGGCTGTAGGCGCTTTTACATATCTCACTGGTCTCGGGTTGCCACAGAGGAAAATCGTCAGTATCATCGTCTAGGTCACTACTAGGCCTAACGGAGAATAAATTGTTAACACCAGCGGATTTACGAATCCTCCTTCTTACCCTTGACAACTTCTTGAACAGCGAGGGTGTATTAGAAGCACCGCTAGAAGTTGCTCTGGAAAATCTTGTATTGCTTAACAAGGCAAAGAAAGAGATTGCCGACATCTATGAATCGTTTGCAGCGAAGATGATTGACCGCATGCAAGAAGAAAAATCAACAGACATCAGATTGCAAACTGGCGTAGAACTCAAATGCAAGTCTGGTACTCCTCGTAAGTCATGGGATAGCGAGAACCTCATGAAGACTGTCTACACACGACTTAGGCAGTCTTCTGTAGACATGGATACAGGAGAGGTCGGGTTGTCGGATGATGAATTAGTCCTTAAACTCCTTGACTACTTCCAACCGTCATATTGGCGAGTTGGGGCGTTAAACGAACTCGGCATCAACGCAGACCAATACTGCGAAGTTGGCGAGCCGAAAACAAACATTGCTATTTATACAAAGGATGAAAAATAATGGCTACTAAGAAAATTGAAACAGTAGAAACTGAATCCGTAGAAGAAACTGTTGCTGAAAACCCTCGTGATACACACATGGAGTGGGAGCGCATGCAAGAAGAACAGCGTCAGAAGAGCGATGCTCGTCGCAACGCAATGCAGTCGTCAATGAATGAGCCATTCCCTAAGGAAGTTGAGCGTCAACTTAAAAAGGGTGGGGCATCTCTTACATACATCCCTGTTAGCGAAGTAATTACTCGCCTAAACAAGGTGCTTGGTTTTGACGGTTGGTCATATGAAATCATCAAGTGCGAGCGTGATGCTCTTGACCCAGACTTCATTGTTGCTCATGTTCGTTTGAGTGTTTTTCCTGAGAGCGACCGATTTGTGTCTGTTGTAAAAGACGGATTTGGTGGTCAGAAGATTAAGCGCACCAAGAACGGCGACATCGTTGACTTGGGTGACGAGTTTAAGGGTGCGGTATCCGATGCCTTGAAAAAGGCTGCTCAGGCTCTTGGTGTTGGCCTTTACCTTGCTCGTTCTGAAGAGGCAATGGGCATTGAACAAGAGGAGTCAGTTGACCCACAGATTGAGTCTTTGTGGGAACAGTTTGTTGACCTCTCTCGTTCTCTTGATGCCGACAAGAACGCTCAACTTGGCGAGTTCTGGAAGTCTTATGCTGGAGAACGACCAAAGCCAACGAAGATGACTGCTACAAAAGAAGACCTGGAAGCACTCATTAATAAGTGCGCAATGATGCACTTCACTGAGGGTGAGTAAGTGCTAACTCCCCCACCGCACTTATCCCCATCTTCTATCGGCACATTCAACCAGTGTCCCCTAAAGTTCCGTTATTCCAAGATTGACGGGAAACAAGAAGACCCGACAGAAGCAACATTGATGGGCAACTTTGTCCATGATGTTTTGGAGACTATGTATCACCAAGAGCATGAACTCCGAGACATGAATCTTGCCAAGAAGATTGCTTCACAGTTATGGGATGAAGGCTGGGGCGACAGGGTTAGGCCCTGGGTTAAAGGAGATGAAAACATCAGGATGTTCCGATGGAAGTCTTGGTGGTGCATTGAGAACCTATGGAAAATAGAGAACCCAATGCTGATGTCTCCAGTTGGTCTTGAGCATGAATTAAATGGCGAGATAGGTGGAGTTCGCATCAAGGGGTTTATTGACAGATTTAGTCAGTCAGAAGATGAAGAAACATTTGTTATCTCTGACTACAAGACTGGCAAAACACCTAAGAAGAATTGGATAGACGATAAGTTTTTTCAACTTCTTGTTTATTCTCATTTGCTTGAATCAACAGGAGTTGGTAAAGCATCAGAAGTTGAACTTTTATACCTAAAAGATGGGGTGAAGTTCAACAAAAATGTTACAGACCTTGAACTTGAGGCTGTAGAAAAAACAATTGTAAACACCAAACTAGAGATAGATAAGCGCTGTGAGACTGAAGAGTTTGAAGCAGTTAAATCAATTCTCTGTAATTGGTGTTCATTTAAAAAGGAATGTCCTGCATGGCGGTAATGATGAATGAAGATGTTTTTGCACGAATGGTTTCTGAAGAGGTAAAGAACAAACTTTCTACCTCTCAAAAGAAGATTCTGCTTGAGCCAGAAAACTGGGGCAGATGGAAAGATGCACTTCTGTTTCTTGTAGAGAACCTTGACAGGCAAATTGAAAACATTGAGGCTGATGCAGAGGCGGATGCTGAAAAATATTCACTCATGGGTTTGAGCGGTAAGAAACTTGCTGCCGAAGCAGCCCGTGAGTATCAATACAGAATTAAGAAAATTGACAGGTTTAAATTTCATGTTAATCGTCGTCTTGATGAAGTCATGATGATGATTGAGACTGGAAATGTTGAGTCTTCAGACGGGTGGGACAGGGTCGCATTCCTTGAGAATGCCATTGTCAAGCACCGTGAACTTTTGCGTGAATTTGACTTAGAAGATACCGCTATTGATAGGGCTTTATGGTCTGCCATCAGTGGTAATTGGGAGTTTGATTCAATCAATGAAAGCAACCTATAGTGAGTGTTGACATTGATAAGGTAATGACGCTAATGGCTGAGCAAATTGGCTCGTTAACAAAAGACAACATTATCTTGCGTGTGCTTGTGCAACAGTTAGAAGATGAACTACAATCCATTTGTGCGACACAGGTCAAAGAAAAAGGAAGCCGAGTACAAACTCCGCCGACCGCTAGTTGAGAAACTTCTAGACGAATACCCACACTGTCAGGCTTGCAAAGTATTTGCACAGCACGATGGGTTGACTACATACATTCAGAATCGCTCTGTTGATGTGCATGAGATAGTTCGCCGTTCGCAGGGCGGTTCTATCCTTGATGAATCAAACCTGTTATGCGTTTGCCGACCATGTCATAACAGGATTGGTAACTATCCGCAACTTGCTTTTGACCTAGGTCTAGCAAAACACGCTTACGACCAATGAAACTCCTAGGCTTAGACCTTTCTCTCACTTCTAGCGGGTACTCACTAAATGGCAATACTGGGATTATCGCGACAAAAGCAAAAGGTCCAGAAAGATTGTCAATAGTAAACAAGACAGTTCTACAACTATGTCTTGATGAATTTATTGATTGCGTGGTCATGGAGGGCTACTCATTTGCTTCACGCAACTCTCAAGCCCATAGTATTGGCGAACTAGGCGGGTGTATTCGCATGACATTATGGGAGTGCAAGATTCCATACATTGAAGTACCGCCTACATCTAGGGCGAAGTTTGCTACTGGTAAAGGAAATGCTGGAAAAACAGAAGTTATTTCAGCAATCTCTTCTAAGACTGGGAAATTGTTTTCAGGGGCGGGTGCAGACGATGAATGCGATGCATGGGTTCTTGAGCAAATGGGGTTGGCAAGAATAAATAAGTCTGTATATTCATGGACGAAAGACCAACTATCTGCGCTTGAAAAGATAGATTGGTCACCACTAGATAATTTAGTTATTGGAGAATAATGATTTCACGCAATGCGCCTATTAGCCAAGTGGACATTGAGCATGAACTGCTCCGTCTTATGGAAATGCTTGAAACAGAGACCGAAACATTTGAGACGCTTGCCGAGGACTCCGCAAAGAAAGAAGCCCTGTATAAATCAAATTGGGCAAAGGAATACCTGTCGGCAAAGGGCTCAATCAAGGAGCGAGAGGCTTGGGCTGACTATAAGTTGGCTGATGAGAACTTTGACTACAAAATCGCTGAGGCTCTACTAAAGTCAAAGCGTGAAAAATTGCTTTCGCTTCGTACATCAATTGACGCAATGCGAACGCTTAATGCGAATGTCAGAGTTCAGGTGGCGCACTAATGAGAGAAAAAATATCCCAAGACTTGATGCCTTTGGCATTGAATGTTGATGACTTGATTCCGCTTGAGAAGAACCCTAGAAAAGGGAATATTGAAGCAATCATGTCTTCATATGAAGAGTTTGGTCAGATGAAGCCAATTGTTGTTCGTCCTAATACTGATGGGACATTCACCGTTATTGCTGGCAATCACCAATTGCAGGCGGCTAAGAAACTTGGTTGGTCACAGATTGCTGCTGTCCAAATGAACGCTGATGATGACCGTGCCGTTGCATTTGCATTGGCAGACAACAGAACGATGGAACTTGGTCACACTGACCCAGCAATTCTAAATGAAATGGTTATAGACCTCTACGAAGACTTCCCAGAACTGTTTGATGGTCTTGGCTGGGATGAGTTTGAAATTGCAGCGATTGAAGAGTCTCAGATTGCTTCTGAAATAGTTTCACCGATTGCTGATGGGTATTTTACCCCAGTTATTCAAAAGCCTATTGAGCCGAGCGCGCCAGTCAATATTAATGTTGAAGAATCCGAAGACGGTGTCAGACGGATTGTTGCTGGCAATGATATTGACCACAACAGAGTAGCAGTTTCAGGAAGCACAATCGTATCTCCTGGTTCTTCACCGCAAGCGGTAGTTCAGTACACAATCGTTTTTGATAACCCAGACCAGCAACGCAAATGGTACGACTTTGTTCGGTACTTGCGTAACGACCCAGGAATCTCTGGGACGACAACAGCAGAAAAGTTAATGGACTTTATTGACATGCATACAGAGGTTTAAATGACTGATGACATTATGACCCAATTGCGAAAAATTCTTAGTGACACAAAACCAATTTTTACTAAGAAGGTTCTTGAAGACGCAGGCAATGAGATTGAACGCCTACGAGCCGACAGAAAAGAACTTCTACAGATAGCAAAACTGTTTGCAGATGAAGGCATGTGCCGAATGTATGACGAGTTTGGAACCTGCATCCATTTTGACGGCGTATGCGAATGGCATGAAGCAGAGCATATGTGGGAATCATTTTGCTTCGCTAGAGGAATCTAATGACTAAGAAGATGACAAAGAAGCAGATGAATGAAATTAGAGATGAAGTCAATCGCTGGGATGACCTGATGGACGACCCATCTTGGGATGAAAATACGACGGCAATGTGGGCTATGGCTGAAGAAATTGTGCGTCTGCGTAAAAAACTTGAAACTGCAAACAATAAAGTTGCCAGCCTCGCAGCAGATTTATTTGGATATTATGGTGACGACAGATACCTACATGAGCCAGCAGGCGAAGTCCCTAAAGGAAAGACAAGACGGCTATGACTGATGACATTGTGACCCGACTACGGGAACACGCCAATGGAGACTTTGAAAAAACTTCCGAGTTCATGCTTGGTCTTGCAGCCGATGAGATTGAACGCCTACGGAAAGATGTAGATAGTCTCAAGGCAGAGACTCAGCGCCTATCCCAGATTGCCAAGTACTGATGCAAATATATTCACCAAATACGATTGACGAATACCTTTCTCTTGTCAACAAATTAAATAAAAGGTACAGAGGAAAAGACTGGTCTCACAGACATTCAATTGTTTTGACTAGTAAGTTATTTTCTGAAATGGTGTCAACACTTGTTGACCTCCAAAACCGCATTGAAGAACTAGAGGCAGATAATGACTAAGCAGAGAATGTTTCTTGACATATCTTGCGTTGATGCTGCAAGGCAGAGGATAAGACATGTCTACGATACTTTTGATACTGTTTGTGTTCAGTTTTCTGGAGGAAAGGACAGCACAGCGGTTCTTTACTTGGCTAAGGAAATTCATGAAGAACGAGGACTCGGACCAGTAAAAGTCATCTTCCGAGACCAAGAAATGGTTAGCCCATTTGTCTATGACTATGTAAATAAAGTTAGACAATACGACTGGGTTGACATGGAATGGTACTGCCTGCCAAACCCTGAAGAAATTTGGGTATTAGGAGTTCGTGAAAATGTTTTGACATGGGACCCAGATAGGGAAGCAGAAGGAAAATTAGTTAGAGAAATGCCTGAATGGGCAATCAATGCTTCTCACTTTGGTTTGCCTATGGACCGCTCGCTTCCAGAGTCAAATGACTACTACACAATGCAGGGGAAGTATGGAAGCGTTGCTTTCATTACTGGCGTTAGAGCAAACGAATCAATGGTCAGATATCGCTCTCTCGTTCAGAAACTTCACGAGAACTACATTGTAACTCCGTACAAAATGAAGAAGTCAATACCTTTAAAGTTTGCAAAAGTTATTTACGACTGGCAGACAGATGATGTTCTGAAGTTCATCACAGAAGAGCACGGTGCAGAGTATTGCGAATACTACGACATAGCGTCTATGACTGGTTCTAACACGAGAGTTGGCGTCCCTTTGCACTGTGTTGCGATTAGGAGAATTGGCGACCTTGTAGCAACAGAACCAGAGTTCTACGACAACCTGTGGTCAATCTGGCCGAACATTGATGCACAGAGACGGTGGTGGCCAGAGTTTGATATTGAGAAACTTATTGAGCATTATGCAGTTGAAGGATTTGACGGAGCAAAGCGGTGCATTGACGAGAATATGCTTGACGAAATAGATATTCGTAGAGCCCGCGCTTATGTCGCCGACTTTAGAAATAAGCACCTCAAAGACCCTTACTCCTACCCGATGAATTGGCTAATTAGAAATCTTCTAATGAACGAAATTGCAGTCCACGCTGCATCTCCAGTCGGTCCAAAAACAAAAGCGGACTCCATTAGGCGAAAACTTGCAGAACAGGAATTAAATAATGAACAAAATTGATTATGTACCTTTTAGCGATTTAGTAATTGCACCATATAAGGCAACATACATTCTTAGGCCAGACCTTCTCACTTTGGCAAAGTCGTTGATTGATTTTGGTTTTATTACACCAGTAATTGTCCACAAAGGTACAAACCATGTTATTGA